GTTGAGCGGAGTCAGTATGTGGTCGTTGACTACATCATCGGGCAAACTCGCAAATGCGCCTTGTGATGGTCACTTTGTAATGCCTGGCAGCGCAATTTGCCCCTGCTTTTCGATCCGTTCGATTCTTGCTAGCAGTAATGGCTTTTTCACTTTTCCCCAGCGATTCAGGAGGCGGCCTGACATGCTGGCGACATCCTTCTCTTTCATGTATTCCAGCATCACAGCGTTACGCTCCGCTTCATAGCTTTTGCTGTGTTTGCGTAGCTCTGCCGTCATCCAGTTGAAGGCATTAATGTATGCCTCTTTAACGCGCGCGGCTGCCGGGCCACTAAAGCCCATTACCACCATCACAAAGCCACTGAAGTCCATTCGGTAAAACTTCTGCTTTTTGTCGAAAATGCCTAAGTCATTGATTTTCTCGGAGGCCCAAAAATGGGCTGTCGAGAATTCGGGGGAGCACTGTAGGTTTTCAATAGCCCGGATAACATGTTGATGACGTTTGCCGAACGCTTTGGCGATCTGGAAGGTATCTGTTACCGGTTCCCCTTCAACGGCCGTTACCAGCTGACGGAAATCGAACTCAGGTACTGCTGACAGATTATTCATTTCGGAGTTCCTTTTAGTGATGAACCTTGTCGCACAGGAAAACGGCCCCAAGAAGGCTCCGACAGCCAGCCGGTTCCTCAAGGGTCATCCTGAAAGGTTCTTGGTTTGTATTTGCGCGTGCGAGGCGCATAAAAAAGGCCCACATTCGCATGCAGGCCTATGGTGCTCGTTGTAACGCAGGGTTAGTTACAGGTACTTTTTCGCCAGCGCTTTCAGCTCGTCTTTTGCTGCTGCACCAAGCTGGGCTACGCCGCTTTCTACGAACGACAGCGCCGCTTCAAAGTTCTGTACGCCTGCTTTCACTTCATCTGCCGGGGTCGATGTTTTGCTTTCGACGTTGACAGCTACAGGCTGCGCATTTTCATTTGTCGCGGTATTCAGTGGTTCTGACATTTCGATACTCTCTTCTTTGTGTTTAAACAGGCCTTTCAGCCTTTCAATAATGCTCATTTACGGGATGCCTCTATTTTGCGTATACCGGCACGATCAATATTTGCCTGACCCAGCAACCCGTACAGCTCTGCGGATAATTCCACCGCCTGGCCGAACGTCATATTGTCCGGCACCGCCGGCACATCAATAGGCGCGGTTAAATCGGCGGGGATCGGCAGATTTGGCTGGCTGATTGTCCGATACTCCACCAGCGGTTTTTGCGGCGTCCCGCAACCGGTCAGCAGCGCCAGCGGGAACAGCAGCAACAGCGCATTTGTCCGCCGCGAGGTAACGCTTAATTTCATTCTGGAGTTTCCTGTTTTGCTGTGCTGTTTCTGCCCGTTGCTCAGTAACCTGAGACATGACGGCGTTTTGTTGCTTCACTGCTGTGACCAGGTCATTTACTGAGGATGCCAGGCCATCGTTTTTAGATCGCAGATCGTTAATCTGGTCGTCTTTGCTGTTTGCCAACTTTTCCAGTCGGTCGTTTGTAGCCGTCAGCTGTGAGTTACGTGCATTCAGTCCCCACAGCGCAACGCAGATAAGCCCAATGACGATAATATGCGAGTAGTTTTTTATGGTGGTGATGATATTCATGTGAGGAACAGCTCCCTTTCTCGCTTGCGACGCGGCAGAAGCAGATCCGTATTTTTCCCGGCCCGCTTCCATAACAAGAACTGATCGGCTGCGCCTTTATAATTATTCACGTTCAGATAGCGCAGCAGCGTGGAACCGATGAAAGCATCACGACCCACGTTGAAAACGAAGCTGCACAGCGCGTCGTACTGGTTTTGCGTTAGCGGCACTTTCACATTGCTGTTAATCGCCGCCTCTACCCAGACCAGATCGCTCAGCAGCAGGCCGGTTGATTTACCGGGTGTTATCGTCATGCCGTGAGTAATAGTTTTTCCGTCTACCGTTCCGGTATGACCGACGCCGATTGTCCAGACGCCAGCAGAGTCCTGATAAGCCGCCAGCCGCTCGCCTTCCTCGCGCATAATAAATGCGATGCCGTTATTGCTGAGTTTCATTCGTGTCCCCTGTCTTTCTGGCTATCCAGCCGTGAAGCTTCGCGCTGATGTAGTCATTACCGACATAACCAATGTAAACCGCAAAAACCTGCGCGGCCGTATCCGGTACATTCCAGTTCATTAACACACCGACTACCTGAAGCGTGGGCGCAGCAAAAAATGCCAGAGCGCTACACGAAGCGGCATCCAGAAGGCGTTTGCTCCAGGAACTTTTTGCATAAGCACTGCGTAATAGTGAAAACATGCCAGCTACTCCGGCATATCCCCATTCTGTTTTATGGCTGTAGAGCCAGAGTAAGACGTTGGCCCAAAAGCCCGGATCTTGTGAAGACATGCTGTTGTCCCGCCACCGAAATGATGGCGGCTTGCTGTTAGAAATAAAAAAGGCCCACCGAAGTGAGCCTTTGAAATGTTATTGCCGATCAGACAGCGGCCAGTTCCAGCCGCTTGCCCAGCGCCCTAAGCGATGTTCCGCATCCGTCGATGCCGGGATTAATTTGGAAATAAAAAAAGCCGCCCGCAGGCAGCTTTTGATATTGAGCTTAATCATTCCAGTCACGTTCAATATACAATTTCCAATTTCTGGTCTTGTAATCCTGAGCGTAATTGAATACAGCGGTAAAAAGGTGGCTGGAGCCCTCAAAGAAAATTGAAGCCGTACCTCCATACTCCAACCCTTTCACTTTGCTTATATCCAAGCTAACTGACGAAATCTTGGTCGTTTCACTATCGTATCGATTGATGATAGCTCTTTCAATTTCAACTCTTGTCTCATAAGAGACAAATAGCTCTTTCCTGGCCATACATCCTCCCACAAGTTCAGCCACCATTGGCTGGTACTAATGGGGTAATCTATCAATAAATTATTATCACGAAAACAAAAAGCCCCAGCGGTTAGGCCAGGACTTTCTTTAATTCTGTTGCTCAACTACTTGTGTCACGAGCATAGCAGAAAAGTAGCAGTTTCATTTCGCCTTTTCAAGTTATTTTTTCACGTTACCGAATTTACGCAGCAATAGCCGTCCTGTTAGCCGCCATATCGGCCATGATCGCGTGATATAGCGATGCTTCGAGAAGTTCACGGCACCACTTCACTCGGCGCCATGAAGATTCCGGCGTGATACCGGTCAGGCGTGAAAGCTCTTTCGCAATATCTTGCGAGCATTTGCGCTCGCAGTAGTGCTTAATAGCCACATGCCGGATCGGATTATCTGGCGCGAATATCCGGGCAATAATGGATTCCACAAGGTCGGCATCTTCCTGTTCGTTGGCGCGGTCGAGAAGGTTGCTGACTGAGTTCTGTGGATTGATAATCTGCTGGGCCTTCAGGAAAAGCTCATTCCCCTTGTAGCCCTGCTTATGCAAGTTATCGACGACTTCCAGTATTCTGGCTGATTCCCTGTCATTCCATTCCTTTCTGACCATCAGGCGACCGATGACGCTGGTTTTTCCGCTGTCTGGCCCTACGCTGCCGCCGTATTTCTCGCCCCATACATCCAGCAGGCATCGCACCCAGGCAGATTGAAGTGGCGTGATAAGCTTTACCGGCTTGAGATATCGCTTCTTCAAATCTGACTTACGCATTACCTGGGCGAGTTGCGCCAGTGCCTCATTATTCATGCTGACCTCCCGCTAAGTCTTTTTAACGTCCGATATTTGTTACTAAATCGATAGCCTTTATTGATGGCTCTTAGCGATCGCATTCGCTCTCTGTGCTTCTTGTGTTGCAATGGCAACCAGACGAACAGGAAGGCCGCCCAGATAAGCAGGTTTAAAATCATGTCCCATGTCATGCTGCCTCTCTTTGTTTAATCAGCTCTCTGGTTTTCTGCCTGTAATTTCGGGCCAGCTCCTGCAACTCTTCCCGCGTCCATTTTTTCAGCTCATGCGGCCCCACCAGACGAGCGAAAGCAGCCTGACCGATTTTGGCGATCAATCGTGGTTTGTATTCACCGATGTTTCCGGACAGGTAGGAATTGCAATGTTCACACTGGAGATGGCAGTTGCTTTCGTCATAGCGGGTTTCTTTGCTGGCGCCTACCGTGCGGTAGTGACCGGCATTCATCTTCGCGCCAGTGTTGCGGTCGCAACTGATACAAGGCTGCCCTGCGTCGCGGGTCCGGATGAATTCGTTAAAGGCTATCTGGGCTTGCTTATGGAAGTAACTGAGGGGTTGTACTGCGAGCTTGCGGATTTTAATGCTTCGTCGTTCCTGCTGGGCTTCATCCTTTCGCCGTCGCTCCGCTTCCTGTAGCGCTTTGTGCCGGTCTTTCTCCCTTTTTGCCAGCGCTATTACCGTTCCGCATTCCGGGCTGCACCACGTTTGATTCTGGAAGGCTGGATGAAACCATTCGCAGCAACCGGGGTTTTTACACCGTCTCCTTACTTTTTTCATTACTGCCATACCTTCTGTTGATATGTCCTGTCCTGCCGTGGCTCGCTCCTGGATTCAGGCAGCAGCGCACTGACCAGCCAGAGGCGGGGATCGGTAGCGAGTGTCTTTTTTGTCTGAATCTTGCGGGCGGCGTAGCGGGAAAGGAGTTCGTTGGCGGTTTCAGTGTCTACGGGGTCATGGGCGAACCAGGTCAACGGCATCAGCCTCTCCTTTCTCGTTTCCGCCAGAACCCCGGCGCTGTACGAACAGGACACCATTCACAATGGCGTGGTGCTTCGCGTCCTGGTCATCCTTATATTTTCTGATAGTTCCTCTCTCCGTTCCGAGCTTCTTAGCCAGTTCGCTTTGATTGCCGCCGAACTCTGCAAGCATGGCCGGTACTGTAGTGACGTGGAGACAGCGCTGTGGCATCGTGGCGCAAAACCATGCC